GGCGGCGGTGAATGTCTCTATTTCCTGCATCCTCTGAGTCTCCTAAGTACTGTGAGGACTGGCAATACTCCAAGAAACAAGACAGGAAGTCAAACAGCATAGATAATGCACACAAAGGTCCACGTCCTTAAACGTGAGTTAATCCACCTAAGAGTGAGCAAGTTATGTCCGTAGAGAATGCCGATAGCGCAAAAGAGAGCGAGCAAGCATCAGCCGATGAAGTAACCCAGGATGCACAAGTGGTCACAGAGGGGAGCGAAGCAGCGGCCCAAGAGACCAAAGGCGCAGAGGGGGAAGAAAAACCGGAAGATACCGGCGAACTCGAAGTAGTGCTTGAAGGCGAAGAAGAAGAGGCCCCTACACCTCACAAAGTGCCAAGAAGAATAAGAAAGTTATTGGCAACTCAGACAAAGATGCAAGGCGAGGCAGTTCAAGCAGACGAGCAAAGTCAGAAATTGCTGCAAGAAAACGAGGCTTTGAAAGCTCAGATTGCGCAAGCTCAACCGGCTCAACCACCGTCAACTATGCCCATTGCTCCAGTCGAGAGTAACGAAGATATAGATTACGACCCTGAAAAACTGGCGGCGGCTCAGGCTAAGTACGCCCAAGACATGGAATCCTGGTTTTCGGCTCGACAAACTCAGACCGTACAAACCCAGGCGCAAGAAGCGCAACACACAGCAGTTCAAGAACAGGAAAATGCAGCGTTAACGGTCTACTACGATAAGGCCGAGAATCTAAAAATACCTGATTTTGACAAGCACGAGTCGGCGCTTGCTGAAGCTTGGGGAGAAAATGGCGCGGCCGGAGTCAAGGCGATTGCTACAACCATGAGCAACGGTCATCTGATCGTTAATTATCTGGGGAAGAATACCGATAAGGCGATGGAGATAGCAGATCTATCCGTGACAAACCCAAACCTTGCAAAGGAAATGCTATACGAGCTTAACTTCAAGCTGAAGACTAAGCCGAGAAAATCAGAAACCCCAGACCCTGAGCAGACCGTCGAAGGTGGCGGCGCGGGTGCTGGAGACTTGCAATCGCAGGTCGATAAAGCCTTGGAAGCCGGGAATATAGACGAATACCGGAAGCTCAAGAAAGAGGCCAAGGCGCAAAAATACACTCTTAAATTATAGGTATTAACTCATGGGCTTACTAAGCGAAAAAGAAGTCACGGTATTTTTTGATCAAGTGATCGAAGGGTACGAGGCTATGACGACAATGTCAGACAAAGCTGACTTGTTAACTGTCGATATGGCAACACAACAGAATTCATCTGACGTTATCTGGCGTCCAGAATCCATGTACGGGCGAATCGTTAACGGCCTGGACGTTAGCGGTGTAAGTGGCGACGTGATTGAATTGGCGGTCCCTGCTCCACTGGATACCATTGATAACGATAAGTTTGACCTTACTGCACTTGAATTGCGAGACAAGCGATTTATGGAGCGGAGGGCCAAGGCGGCGGCTATGCTGCTTAGCACAAACTTGAACGTAAATGTGGCGAACCTTGTCGCCAATACTGGCACATTAGTGGTTGAGCGAGCCGCTCCACCTTCTTCTTACGAAGATATCGCGGCGTGTGAGACTCGAATGGATGCTTTAGAGATTCCTATCTCTGACAGCCGATCAATGTTTTTAGAAACTCAGACCTATGGCCGTATCTCTGCTGCTTTGGCAAACAAAGATCGTACGCCATTGGTTGAGTCTGCGATCAGAAGTTCAAAGTTCGGTGACTTCGCCAGCTTCGAGACTTTCCGCACGAACTTTCAGCCAGTGCTACCTGCTTCAAGCAATCCTACTGTCACTATTTCAGGCGCTGGTCAGTTTCACGTCCCAACGCCTACAGAGACTAGCCCAGGCGGTGTAGTTGTTCCCCTCGATAACCGTGGGATGAATTTGGACGTTAGTACCAGCGTTGGTATTGCCGTTGGTGATGCGTTCACTATCCCCAACGTTTTCGAAGTGTCAGGTATTTCAAAACTGACTACCAGCAACCTAAGAACATTCCGCGTCACGTCCATTGTTGACAGTACTACTATTGGTATTTACCCTCGAATTGTTCCAGTTGATCAGATCGGATCAGGCCTTACCGCATCAGAGGGCACCTATGCCAACGTTGATATCACTCCTGTTGATACCTCAACTATCGTATGGATCAACTTAAGCGCAACAAAGATCAATTCATTCTGGCGCAACGATTCGGTGGGCATCACCGCTGGTAAAATTGCTTGGGATGCTGACATGTTTGCCGGTGCTACTTTCAAGCGCTCCACTGCATCCAATGGAGTCGAAATTGTAATGGCAATCGAAGGTACAGCAATGTCTGGTGTTGTCGAGATCCGGATTACAGATTTCTATGGGATCGTAAACCTTGACCCTCAGCAGAACGGAATTATGGCGGACTTCACATAATGAATCAGAAAGAAGCAGCAAAGCTATCAAACAAGAAAATCCCTGTTCCCGGGTATCCAAAGTGCGTTGCTCTGGATAAAAACAAAAAGGCTGTTTTGGTCAAAGACGCGGCGGAAGAAAGAAAGTGGCGGGCCGAAAATCCCAAGGAAGCCAAAGAGTTGGACGCGCCTCAAATTGCATACAAAAAGGCAAAGTCGGAAAAGAAAGCCAAGCTGGCGAAGGAAAAAATGGCTAACCTTGCCTCATTTGTCGACAGAACTTAGGGTGAACAATGTCAACAGCAATCGACACGGTAAACGGTGCGTTGATGGAGATAGGGGTTTTTAGTGACGTAAAGCCCCCATCGCCTGAGACCGTTAATCACACGTTTAGATATCTCCTTGATATGATTAACGAGTGGCTAGTCAAAGAAATTACTCTTGGTGATAACTTTGTGCTGCCCGTTGAACCTGCTGACGACATGCTCAACGATGCCAATACAGACAGGGCGTTAAAGACGTCCTTGGCTGTGATGGTCGCTCCCTCTTTGAGACAGCCTATCAGTATAGGCTTGGCGGCCAATGCAGGCAGTGCATACACTGACTTGCTGATCTCAAACGTAAAGCGCAACGAGCAGCCATTCCCGTCGAGTCTCCCCCGTGGAGCTGGCCGAAATACATTTCCACTTAGTCGACGTTTTTTTAATGAGCCAACCAAAAAGGCTCCCAATGTGGTCCCTCCAGACCCTCAGTAGGTGATCCATGACAGCAGTACCACTACCTAAAGGTTTTAACGCTGTCTCAAAATTCCCCAAATTGAGAGAGTCACTGGTGAATCTGTTTTGGACAGAGCAGGGATTGCTTAGGCGTCCAGGAATCGCAAGCGTAAGTGAATCAACTGGCGGGCTATGCAGGGGGTCGGTGACCTTTCAAGAGCAGCTATATAAGGTGTTCGGCAATAACCTAACCAGAGTAGAGAAAGACCGGACTCTAGTTGTGGTGGGAACCATACCGGGGACCGCTCAGGTCGTAATGGAATCCAGTTTCGTTTTTATCTCAATCATCGTGAAAGGTGGCGCAGGATTTACATTCAACAAGACAGCCGGCCTTGTTCAGATCACTGATGCCCAATTCTTAGCGGCCGGGCCAATGATTGACCTCGATGTTATCAAGGGGATTACAGTCTACGTACCACAGGACGGTGGGCCTTTGCAATTTTCAGAGCTCAACCTGCCTGCTGAGATCGCCGGGTTTATCGGTGCTGAAGAATTGCCAGACATCAATACGGGCGTGATCAATCTCAACGGTGACCTGCATGCTTTGGGTGCCGATTCCATTCAGATTTTCAGGAATCCATCAACGGCAACCCCATCACAACCACTATTTTCAGTCGAAGGCGGGACCGCTCAGATAGGCTACATAGCCGGTGCTACTCGATTTAATCGGTCCTTTGTTTTTATCGGCAATGAGCGAGGGGAAACGGCATCGATTAGGATCATGGGCCAAGGTGGCGCGCCAAAGATATCAAACAATGCCATTGATGAACTCTTAACCCAAGAATACACAGAGGACGAACTAAGGACCGCCATAGGATCGTCTTATGAGTGGCTCGGCAATCAGATTGTGCTATTCAGGTTACCGCGCCACACGATCTCATTCGTTGGTGGAAACTGGTTTTTTCACGAGTCTGGCATTAATGGCGCCGATTTATCCAACCCCTGGGCAGTAAATTACATCACGAAGGCCTACGGCAAGTACTTTGTAGGCGACGCGACATTGTCACGCCTAGGAACGCTAGAGGATGTCGTTCAAGAATACAGTGACAAAATGGAATTTAGCTTCGACACCTTCGTCCGCGCTCCAAGAGATAGCTTTTTTACCATCGGTGACATGGAATTGAATTGCCTGACAGGACAGAAAACCCCAGAGGGCACGGTAGGGTTGACGATGTCGGACGATGGCCGTATCTGGCAGAGTGACAATACTCTCTGGCGCGGGCTTGGCCGTGGTGGTAGGTATGGGCGCCAAGTTACCTGGATCACTCCCGGCGGCTTAGGCAGCTATGAGTCATTTGCAGGCATCCGCATCAGATCAACAGCAAACGTTGACTTTCCCGTTGAAGGCCTGGACGTGGCGATATGACATCAACGAGCAAGCCAAGGCATGGCGAGCCTATTGCGATAGTGACGACTGATAGGCTAACTGGCAAACAAACGGTTGCGATTCCTACTCGGCAATTTCAGCAATTTTTGGACGAACTTGAAACCAGCACAACGACGACCACAGAAACGATTATAGAAAAGGTCAACGACAACTCGGGGACAAATATCCTTCTGGCGTTGACGAAAAAGATACAAGACCAGATCGGAAGCGGGGAATTTTTAACATCAGACACTGACAGCCTAACGGTTGATAGTGATGTCTTATACGTCGATATGACAGAGGCTTAGCAAGTGGTACAACAGACTATAAACATAGGCGCAACCGCCAACGACGGGACAGGCGATACGTGGCGCGATGCGTTTGATAAGACGAATGATAACTTTGACGAGCTTTTTGCTTCTGGTCTGGCCGTCAATATGCTCGGCGGCTATATATACGACGGTACAGCTATAACTGATATTGATCCGGGAGCAGGAAAATTCAAACTAAACAGCTTAGATCCTACGTTAGCAACTATTATTTACATATCTAAGACTCAATTTAGCGGTCCAGCGCTGACTAATATATTGCTTCAAAAAAAATCAGGCGATAATTTAATATTGTTGGACAGGGATGTATTCGGAGCTGGTAATATATACACTGTTGCGGGAAGCGCTATAAACGCGACAGGATACGTTAAAATCCCTATCATGCACTTTAGTCAGGCTGATATAAGTCCAATTATAGACGGCAATTATACAGTCATGTCCACCGATGAAAACGGAGGGATTGTAGAAAATGCAGTAAACATAATATTAAACCAGCAATCAGTTGATCGGATAGCGATAACTGAGGTTATAGAGCCTGGCCTTTTAAGTATAGACAACCCCCCATCGGCGGGCTTTACGTTTTCATATACAGAAGGAATAGCGCGTTTTATCGGAGAGGACAGCGCAAGGAATGACGTTACCTTTCCTGGAGAAATAAATGTCGCTATTGATGGCGGACTGACATCCGAAGTTATTGTTTTAACTGTCAACACGCTAGGCCAAGTTGATCAATACGATTCTTTCCTAACTCCGACATTAAGGAGGACAACGGCATTACTAGGATTTGTCTCAAGGGAGACGACGGGCGAGTTAAGAGCGGCTTTCAACCCTGGCCAGATAGAATTCCAGGTTCTCAACAAGTTTTTTGATCTGGTTGGATTCCTTGGCCCATTGACCGGATCGTCTGTTCGAACGCTCAGCAGTGGGGTTTCCGACACAACTTTTCAGATCAATGGCGGAGTGTCGTATTCGCAGGATGCTAGCGGCAACATAAACGACCCGTCAACGATAAACGTCCCCTCGGTGAATCCGATGAACTTTGTTGTTTATCTGTCGACTGGAGACGTGGAAGCGGTGGAGTACACACCAGACACAACAAACACAGAGATTGTGCCAGGAGTTTATGACGGTGGCGGCGGTGTGCTTATACCGATCACAGGCAACGACGCGCAGATAATCAGAATCTGGTTTCAGCCATCAGCCTCACCGCCACAATTCAGACTAATTCACGGGCAAACAGTCTATAACAATATGACTGACGCCTTTAACGATTTAGATAATTATGATCCTATCGTACCTGATACGGTGTTTGGGGCGGCTATAGACTGCGGTGGCTTGATCGTAAAGGCCAACGGCGGAGACTTTACCAACGAGGGTACGGCTGGCGATGTTATCTATTTTAAAGCAAAGCAGGCTGGAGGCGGCGCTGGTGGTAGTGGCATTGCCCAAAACTTTCAACAGGTTTATCTCAATTCAGCGACTCAACCACAAGTATTAATCAATGCTACACAGGGCGCTGTACAATTCCAAGACGGATCGAACGTCATAACCCAGCGCCTTTTTGAGGTACTAAATTTTACTGATGATAAACGCTTTGCTGTAAGCGGGTCAGGTGTTAATACGGCCACTGGGATGGAAACCGGGATAACCGGCATTGAGTCGATGACAGGCCCTATGGTTATCAATGGCACGACCGACGTCGATGTGCCAGGGGGTAACGGCTATGTGGTTAACTATTATGACGATCCGATCAATGGCGTGATAGTCCCAGTGAAGTGGGAGGCGGTCACAATAGCTATCCCAAACCTAGGCGTCGACGCGTTTACTATTATCTACGTTGACAACACTGGGGCCGTACTCACAAGCAATTCATCTCTTACTCCAACTCAGCAAAGAGAGCGCATACAGTTAGGGGAGACGATAAACAACACCACGGTTTCACAGGTTCTATTTGTCATCAATACTGTCAGGGCTGTTAATTCAGTATCCCAGGCATTTTATGACGAAGCTGACTTTAAAGGGCCATCGACAAACGGCGGCACCGTTGCCCAAACCTCTAACACAGGAGCAAATGGCGATCTCTCCTTATCAATAACCGCCTTGAATTTGTCTTTCCCTGGTGTGAGCTGGCACCCATCAAAATCAAACCCAAATCAAATAACATATGCGGCGACTGATCCAACAATTTGGACTGAATTTTTGCAAGACGGTACGGTGGTGGATGCGGCCGTGAGCTTGATAAGCGGCATATTATATGACGATGGTACAAGCACGCCCGCACTGGTCCCGACAGCGGGAGCTGGAAGGCGAACAACAATACAGTATTTATTTAAAGCTCTTAATGGTAGCGTTTTAATCCAGTTGGGTCAGACTGTTTATGATGATTTAACAATAGCCGCTGTTTCGCTGGACGAGGATATAAAATCATTTGTTGTATTCGAAGGGCTTGAATTAGCCAGCCAGCCATTAGCCGCGATCATGATCACTCAGAACGCTGTTGATATAATTGACACCCAAGTGATAATCCAGAACTTTAGCTCTGGCGGTGGCTCAGGCAGTGGAAGCGGTCCGACCACATTTGTCGGCCTGTCCGATACTCCGACGGAAGCGGGAGCAGAAAATACCGCTGTAACTTGGGACGGTTCAGGGAACTTACAAAACACAGGGTTAACTCACCGTGAAAGTGCTACATGCTGGTTTTTACAGGGTGCTAACGTACCTGGAACCGGATCGGTAGCTCTTGGTTTTTTCAATAATAACGCTGACAGTGATACCGTAGGCTCTGTGTTCGTGGGTCAAAATAATGCCAACACATTAGGGGATGGAAATAACAATATAAACATTGTGGGGCGAGGGAACTTAAACTCCGTCATTCCTGATGCAGTGCTAAGTAATGTGTTTATTAACTGCAACACATCTTTAGCCGCGCTAGTGAGCGGGATAAGTATAATAGCTATGGGAGCCTCATGTGGTAATGCATTAACGGCGGGAACCAGGGTATCTCTGATGGGAAGCTCTGCTGGCAGTGCCGTGACATCTGCTACTGATATGTTTATTTATGGCAATCAGTCAGGCCCAGCGGGTGCCGTTACTAACTATGTTGATGTGCACGATATCATGCACATGAACAAGACCTCAAAAACGGTTCTTATTGGAGGCGCATCAAACGAAAAACCTGCTGCTACTCAGTACAGTTTAAAACTCGAATCCATAGCTCAAGTCATGGGCCTTAACATCCTTAACCAAACGGCTGAAGATGCCATTACCCTAAGTCCTGCGGATTTTTGGTATGAATCGACTAGTGATCAAGTCAGGGCAAACCTGACAAGGGGAGTCGTTGATTTAAGCGGTTTCCCAACGGGGTTCATTTATTGGCCTTTTGGTCCACGAAGGGCAAACAGCCAAGTGTTTAGAGTTAATGCCCCTTTCAATGCAAGGGATGATACAGACACCTACGATTTTAGGGTTGCTGTTAACCTTGATGCAAGCCTGTTAGTTGATGGTGTAGGAGGCATAGAAACAAGTCAGTTTCCATCGCAGGCCGACACTCTCTACCATTTAAGGACATTAGGTGACACAACTGGGGTGCTAGATGATGATGTCGATTTGATAGAAGCAGGAACGTCGCCCCCCTTACCTACAGGCTATGATAAGTCCATAACGTTATGGCCTCCTATGTTAACCACTGCTGGTGCAATATTTGTAGTTACCACGTTTTCAGTGATTGGCAATTCGGTAAGATCATATCACCTTGCCAATGAAGGTAATTCACAATTTTTATCAGATGGTCCGGCTACTGTTAATACTTCGGTGGATTTGAGTGGTTTTGTACCTACAGGAGCAAGGCTAATAGTTCACTTGGGAATTAGGTTTTTAAACGGTGTAGGCTCATCCCCTCTTGATAAAGTAAATATCAACATTGACGAGTCGGTGACAGGGGGGCAAAACACTGGATTAGGGCCGGGGTCTGTTATTACAGATAAAGCATCTTATTATCTTGATGTCATGACAAGCTTGTCAGCGACAATAAAATACAACCAGGATGACTTTAATACAGTCGGAACAAACAGAACTGATATGTTTTATAATGGCTTAACGTCCCCAATGAGGTTTTAATAATGGTAGAAATAATTGAAGAAGAAATTATAAAAGCCCCATTACCTTACAGTGTTTTAATTGAGCTTGACCTGGATTTTAATGTAGGGGCAGGTCAAGACGTGCAGCTTCCTAGGCCGGGAGAAATTATTTCCGCTGGGTTCACTGAATTTAATGGATACCAGCCCGACAAGTATCTAGTGATCGAAGAGCCAAGAGGCGAGCACACATTAAGAACGCTGAGAAGCCAAGACAAAGAGACTTTTGATTATTGGGACGGCACAGGCTTTATCACCGTGGATCAGAGCAAAGATGAAATAAAAACAAGAAAGACAAAGGCAAGGAAAGACGCAAGAGAAATAGAGGAAGGGCCTGAAGTTGTTGCTGTCGATACTTCTGATTTTATAAAACTATCGACAGTTTTAGGACTCACTATCGACGTTCCAGAATCGAACTTTAGAAATGAGCAGTTTTCAAACGTGTTTTTGGTGACCAAAATCGATGGAAGGGAGTTTTATATCCCTGCATATACGAGGCGATTATAATGGTTGACATTACATTAGCTAACGGGTTTGTAAACACTTTGGCGAATACCCCCGAAGCGGTCTATGCATCACCGGCAGGGACCAATGGAACAAAGATAAAAGCTTTGACGGTGACAAATCCAACGACGTCAAATAAGACTTTTAAGGTGTTCATCAGCGGGACAAATAGCATAATCCCGCTAAAGCCATTGATCAGAAATAAGACACATACAGGTTATGAGATAATCGGGCACTTGATTCCGAGCGGTGCTACCCTCTCGCTAGAGAGCAGTGAGGCCGGATCAGTGCAGTTAACAGCTACAGGCGAGGTGATATAGTGGGATTATTTTCCGGGGGCGGGGCTTTGGGTAGTATCGGTGGTTTCCTTGGGATCAATACCGAAAAACAAACGACCGCACTACGCGAGGCGACCGAGGCTCAGACAGGATCTATCGACGAAGCCATCGCAGGGCTGACAAGCGCATCGGGCGAGGCGAGAGGGCTGATAGAAGGGGCAACAGGCGAAGCGAGAGGGTTGATTAGCCCGTTTGCTGATCTTGCCGGGGCGAACCTTCCCAGCTTGCAACAGGGCGCTACAGCAGGCGGGTTTGGTCAGAACATATCTGACATCCTGGGCAGTGGCGCGCTTGATCCTCTTATTCAGCAAAGACAAAGAGCGGCAAATTCTGCTCTTGGCGGGGCTGGCTTGACGCGATCTACCGTGGCGGCTGAATCGGCGGCGCAGATACCGGCCGACATTGCCTTTCAGATTGAGAATTTACTCAACCAAAGACGGTCAAATTTGGCAAATATTGGAATTGACGCTACGAGCAACATAGCAAACTTATTAACAGGAGAGGCAGGGAGTGTTGGAAATATATTATTGGGTACTGCGCAAGATGTTGGGAACCTTAAAACCCAGGCGGGGTCCGCGAGATCACAGCAAATATTGGGGAGTCAGCAAATAAAAACTGCCAGGAATCAGAATATAATCGATTTAGGGGCTAAGGTTTTTAGTGCCGTTGGCGGATTCCCATCTTTCGGAGGCGGCGGTGCTGGAGGCGGGACCATACAGCAAGCAGTGCCATCAAAAATATTCCAACAACCGCTACTATCGTAGGTGACAAAATGCCATTACAGGGTATATCCCAACAACTGCTTAACTCACTAGTACCCAACGCTCTCAATACGCTGGCGGCTGGCGAGCAAAGGGATCAAAAAACGCAGATCGGTCGCCAAAATATTGACCTAAATAAATTAAAGCTGGCATCGGGGGAGAACAACGCCAAAGGACGAGAAGCCGCGAGCTTGCTTACATTTAAAACCCCAGAGGAGTTGAGAGCCAACCTTGTTCGCCGGGCGCAGGAAGTAACCCGCAATCCAGAGCCAGGCATTGACGCATCTGACTTGATCGATATGGCTAACAGGCTAGGTCAGCCTAACGGGTTTAGCAAGATCCAGGCAGAGCTTAAATCCGATATCAAGCGAGTCCAAAAAATCAGCTCGCAACTGCTTAAGCAAAGGTTCATCGGCAGGCCTAATCGAGTCTCTGAGGGTGACAAAAACTTTCTTGTTGGCATAGTCCAAGAGCCAGACGGAACGTTCAGGGAAGAGCGGGTTGAAGTTGCTGGCGACTTTATCTCAACATTAGGAGAGACAGGGGCCGAGCAAACCA